GGTTACACTCCTCCAGATGATTATGAGGGGGGTTATTGCAGGGTTTGTGATAAACCTAGCTATGGCGATGATATTTGCAGTTCACAATGCTTTGATGCATTCATGTTGTGATTTTTTTCATTTGTTTTTAGTTAAAAACCCTGGGCGAAATACTGTCTAGGGTTTTTTTTGTAGCTTTGATTTCGTGGATAACAATCAGAGAGGATGCTTAGCAGAGTATTTATTTGCTACTGAGTGCATGAAACGAGGTTACCAGGTTTCTATGCCATTAATGGATTCCTCTCTTTACGACTGTATTGTAGACACTGGGAAAAATCTTTTAAAACTCCAGATAAAATCATCAATTAAAACGCCAGATAATGATAGACATAATAGTGTACATATTCCATTGCAAAACAATAAGCGCTACTACTCTAAAGAAAAAATTGACTACTTTGCTGTTTGGAGCGAGTTTTTTAGCGGCTGGTTTGTTTTTAAAAATAATGGAGAAATGCAGTCAATTAGAGTTTCACTAACTGGCAAGAATAAAAAATATTTTAATAACTTTGTATTTGAATAGAATTTTTTCGTTCATAGTTTGTTTGATTTGAAAGGCGCTTCCTACTAGGTGGCGCTTTTTTTTTATCTTTGCTTTAAATAATAAAATATGAAAATCAAAATTATTAAAGATGTCTATTCTAGTACTGGATGGCGCAAAGAAGGAGAAATAATTACACTAGATTCTAAAGTAGCTAGACACTATATCCAAAAGGGAATAGGTATAGAATATAAAGAAGAGAAGGCAGCTAAAGAAACTAAAGAAGCTAAAACTCCAAAAAAAAGAATCACTAAATCCAAGAAATAATGCCTCAAGCTAAAATAACAGCTACTACTGGATCAGAGATAGTTACAGTATCTGATGCTAAAAACTTTATCAGAATAGATACTAGCGATGATGATGCGCTGCTAGGTAATATGATAAAGCAAGCACGCATCTGGTGCGAGAATTATATAGGTAAAGACATTGTAGCAAAAACCAGAAAATATTATTTAGAAAAAGCCAGCAGCAGGTTTGAAATACCATTTTCACCTATCGCCAGCATTGCCTCAGTAACTGTAGAAGGTGTTAGTTCTAGCTATACTACTTATGGAATAAATGAGGATATTATTGAGCTTGATAATTTAGGTACAAATAAAGAAATTATAGTAACATATACTACAGCTGGTTTAGATGATGCGCTTTTACAGCAAGCTATTTTGCAGTTTGTTTCAAGTATATACGATAATAGAGCTGACTTTATAGTAATGCAGGGAGTTTCTTTTGTTGAGATTCCTACTAATGTAGAGCATATTTTAGCTCCTTATAAAAATGCTTTTATTTAATGGATGCTGGCAAATTAGACACTAGAGTAGAAATTAAAACTCTAAGCAAAACAGCCGATGGATTTGGTGGCTTTACATCTACAGCTAGCGTAGCTGCAACAATATGGGCATATGTTAGAGAGGTTAAAGGAGACATACAAACTAATGAATATACCAGAGGTAGATACTTAGATATTGATATTATTATAAGAGATAAAACTTTTGATGCTAATAGTATAAATGAATCTACTATTTTAAAAATTCAAAGTAAAGCTGGAGATTATAGAATAACAGGTATTTTTGAAGGGTTTAAAAATAAATTTGTTAAAATATCAGCAACAAAAAGAGATTAAATGCAGCTTAATAAAAAAGATTTAAAAAGGTTACAATTTCGCTTTGAAAAATTAAGAAGCATAGATAAAAATGTTTTGCATACTGAAATAGGTAAAGGTGCTTTATTTATGGCTAAAGATATAAAAGATGATGCGCCATTTAAAACTGGTAATCTAAAACGAAATATAAAAGCAGTAGTAAATAATAAAAAAGCAGAAATCAGATCTGATGCGCCCTATTCTGGATATGTAGAATTTGGCGGAGGTAAACCTAGAAGGGGAGGAGTTATACCTTTTTTCTATCCTAATGTAAATAAAGGTATTAGGGAAATGATTGACAGTATAGATAAAAGAATAAAAAAATTACTAAATGAATGAAGCTATACATTTTATAAGACAGAAGATTATAACACTTCTAACTGGTGCAATTACAGTAGACAGCAGTCAAGTGCCTGTATACAATAAAGTGCCGCAAAACGCTTCAGAGCCATTTATAAAGGTATATTCTGTAGATACTGAGGAGATAGATGAAAATCAAACTTCATTTAATGTTATTTGTACTACTAGGATTGATGTAGTTACTTCTTTTGTAGGTGATACTGGAGGAGAGCTACAAGCAAATCAAATAGCTTCAAGCATAGTAAATATAATTAGGACTAGATCTAGTGGCTATTTTGATCTAAGCGCCAATAATTTTAATGTCTATACTAGCACTATAGATAAGATTAGATACTTAGAAGATGTAGACCAGGATAAAACATTTTATAAAGCGATAATAACGCTTGAAAATAGGGTACAAAAAACATCATAAATAAATTCAAATGAGATATATAAGCAAACATATAAGCTGGGGGGAGGCGATAAGGTCAGCGACAGCAAAGAAAAAAGAAATAGAAAATATTCCAGATGAATCGGCTATACAAAATATGAAAAAACTAGCAAAAAATGTATTTGAACCGCTTAGAGAATGGGCATCAGAGCCAATAAAAGTAAATAGCTTTTATAGATCGCCAGAGCTTTGTGAAGCTATAGGATCAAATGGATCTACAAGTCAACACACTAAAGGTCAAGCTATTGACATTGATGCTATGGGTGATAAAACTAATGCAGAGTTATTTCATTATATAAAGGATAATTTAGATTTTGACCAGCTTATCTGGGAACATGGAGATGATGATGAGCCAAATTGGATTCATATTTCTTATGTAGGAGTGAATGGTAATAGAAATAGAGTATTAAAAGCTATAAAAAAAGGTAAAAAAACTACATACGAGTTATATGCTTAAAATGTTATTATCACTTTTAGGAAAAAGCGAATCTGGTCGTTCTAATATAGGAGGATTAGCTTTAGATATTAGAGAAGCTATAAAAGGTAAGGAATTAGATCCGCAGCGTCTTATAGAGCTGCAGGCAGAGATTAATAAAGTTGAGGCGCAGAATCGTAATATATTTGTAAGTGGCTGGAGACCAATGGTCGGCTGGATTTGCGCAGCTGCTTTTGGTTTTCATTATATAGTAATGCCATTACTTATAGCTTATACCGATATTGAGCCAGTTGAATTTGACACTAATTCTCTTTTTACTGTTTTAATGGGTATGCTCGGACTTGGAGGTTTAAGAACTTTTGAGAAACTAAAAGACAAAACTAAATAGTGGCTAAAAATATTACATATAATTATAGAAAAAAATCAAAGAAAAAAAGACCTGGCATACATAGTAAAAATGCTAGTAGGACAAAAGGAAGCAAGGGGTATAAAAAAAAGTATAAAGGACAAGGTAAAAATTAAAAAAGTATGGCAGGTACTAAACAGCTTTATAGTGCAAATCACTATCATAGATTGTCATTTGGTGATTTCGGTTTTAGATTATTGGATGAAGATGCTACTACGTCTACAGCTGCAGGAGAAAATTTTTGTACCATTCACTGTTTAAAGGATTCAGTTTTAACACTGACTTCTAATATAAGCTCTGGAGATAGTTCCATAACAAGTTTAGATTTTAAAGAAGGTCATATAATATATGGAGATTTTACCAATGTTTCTATAAGTGGCGGTATTGTTATTTGTTATTTACATAGATAAAATGGCTTTAGGAAACTCAAACAACAATGCAAGCAGGTTAAAAAGCGTAACTAAAATAAGGACTATAATTAAAAAATTCACTGATGAGCTTTGGGATTTTAAAAACATAAATTGGAATATCTTAAACTCAGAATGGGATGAGTAAAAATTAGTAAATTTGTAAAAAATAAAATATGGGTACAACGCTCACTGGTAAAAAGATAAAAGATACTTATAAATCTCTAGTAAAAGTTACTGATAATACCGAAGCTGGATCTAGCGCCAAACAGCTATCAGATGGAGATGGGAATGACTTTGGGTTATTTATAGATACAGATGGCGTAGTAGGTATTGGAGCTGGAGCTACATACTCTTTAGATGTATCATCTAAAAGTGATGGAATAGCATTACCTACAGGAACTAATGCCAATAGACCTACAGGATCAGCTGGTTTAATAAGATATAATAGTACTTTATCTAAATTAGAATATTTTGATACAGGGTTTAAGCAAATAGCTTCTGAAACGTATGTAAATACCCAGGTCACAAACCTAATAGATTCAGCTCCTGGTGCTTTAGACACCTTAAACGAAATAGCTGCAGCGTTAAATGATGATGCTAATTTTAGCACTACAATAACCAATTTGATAAACGACAAAGAGGATACTATAACAGGCGCAGCCACTACTATAACTGGTGCAAATTTAACAGCTTCAAAAGCAGTTATTTCCAACTCTTCTGGAAAGGTAGCAGTTAGTACAACTTCTGACACTGAGCTAGGTTATGTTAGTGGAGTCACTTCAGCTATACAAACGCAAATAGACGCAAAAGAAAATACTATAACAGGCGCAGCTACTACAATAACTGGCGCTGATCTTACAGCATCAAAGGCGGTTATATCTAATTCATCTGGTAAAATTGCTGTTTCAGCTACTACATCAACTGAGTTGGGGTATGTTAGTGGTGTTTCATCTGCTATACAAACCCAGATAGACAGTAAACAGGATACTGTAAGCGCTGGAACTGGAATTAGTATAACAGGCGTAACTATTAGCGCTGATTTATCTAATTTAGTAGATACAGGCGCATTGCAAAGCGATGCAGTTACTGCGCCAAAAATAGCGCAATTTGATGATAATCTAAATGCTTCAGTGGCTGGCACTGTTTTAATATCAGATGGAACTGATTTTACAGATGTAGCAATGTCTGGAGATATTACTATTAATTCTAGCGGTGTTACAGCTATAGGATCTGATAAAGTAGATGGTAGTAATATTGCTGATGACTCTATAGATTCAGAGCATTATGCTGCTGGAAGTATAGATGAGGAGCATTTAAACGCTACTAATTCGCCAACTGATAACTATGTTTTAAGTTATGATAGCGCTTCTAGTGGTTTTACCTGGATTGCTTCTAGTGGTGGCGGAGCTACTACAATAAATGTAGAAACTTTTAATGGTAATAATTCGACAACTGCTTTTACATTATCAAACACTATAGTAAATGAAAACAATTTACAAGTATATATAAATGGAGTTTATCAGTCAAAAAGTAATTATTCTACAAGCGGAACGACTTTGACTTTTAGTACAGCTCCAGCAGCTGGAACTGGAAATATTGAGGTCACTCATGCAGTAGCTATAGGAGGGACACCTAGTATAGAAGTAGATACATTTAATGGAGATGGATCAGATACAACTTTTACACTAACAACTGAACCAGCTAATAAAAATAATCTTCAAATTTATATTGATGGAGTTTATCAAGCAAAAGCAAACTATTCGACAAGTGGAACAACTTTGACATTTACAACTGCGCCACAAA